AACCGCAGTAAACCGCCACATCTCCGGATTCCCAAGTTTCTCCCCCTAAAGGGGGATAGCCGATCTTGGGAATCGGCTTTCCCCGCGGGGCGTTGTGGGCAGCGTCGCAGGATCGGGAAGCGACGGCGCTAGGAACGCTCGACCGACTGGCGCGAGGTCGACGAGATGATGCGGGGTGGAAGTCCACGACGTCACGCCGCTGCTGACCGAACTGTTGGAGCGGGGCATCGTCGAGCGATCATCGCCAGACCCGCCGAAAAATGTCACGACGATCGTAGAACAGCGTAGGACATCGTAGAAGCGTCGCGTTGCGCTGAAGAATCGCGGTCTGGTATTCTTGGGGCGAGGCTGATGATGACCGACGCGCACCCGATCGACGCTCCGCCGCTGCCGTATCGCGCGATGCGCGTGGATGAGCTGATCCCGAGCGCGCGGAACGCCAGGACGCACAGCGACGCGCAGGTGGCGCAGATCGCGGCGTCGATCCGCGAGTTCGGCTTCACCAATCCGATCCTGGTCGATGGCGATCGCGGCGTGATCGCGGGTCATGGGCGCCTGCTCGCGGCGCGGAAGCTGGGCCTGGAGCAGGTGCCGACCATCGAGCTGTCGCATCTCTCGCCCACGCAGCGCCGCGCCTACATGCTGGCCGACAACCGGCTGGCGCTCGCGGCCGGGTGGGACGCCGACCTGCTCCGTGTCGAGCTTGGTGACCTCCAGTCGGAAGGCTTCGACCTGGCGCTCACCGGCTTCGAGCCGGCGGAACTCGGAGACCTCTTCGGAGACGACGCGGCAGGGGCGCCCACGGGCGCCACGCAGGGCGGGGACGACGCCGCGGACGACCTGCCGCCGCTTCGCCCGCCGGTGGCGCGTGTCGGCGACCTGTGGCGCCTGGGTGGGCATTCCCTGCTGTGCGGCGACAGCACCGACCCCGCCGCCGTGGCGCGCCTGCTGGCCGGCGAGAGGGCCTCCCTGCTCATCACCAGCCCGCCCTATGCGCAGCAGCGCGACTACGCCTCGGGCAGCATCGGCGATTGGGACGCGCTGATGAACAGCGTGTTCGGCGCGGTCGAGGGCCACCTCACCGAGGCCGCGCAGCTGCTGGTGAACCTCGGCCTCGTGCACCGGGATAGCGAATGGGTCCCGTACTGGTCCGGCTGGCTGGACTGGATGCGCAGCCGCGGCTGGCGGCGCTTCGGCTTGTACGCGTGGGACCAGGGGCCTGGCCTGCCGGGCGATTGGAATGGCCGGCTCGCCCCGTCCTTCGAGTTGGTGTTCCACTTCAACCGGCAGTCGCGCCGTCCCAACAAGATCATCCCCTGCACCTGGGCGGGACACGTGAACTCCGAGAAGGGCGGGCTGCGCGGGAAGGACGGCACGGTGGGCGAATGGCAGCATGCAGGCCAGGGCGTGCAGGAGTTCCGGATCCCGGACAACGTGATACGCATCACGCGGCACAAGGCCCGCGGCATCGAGACCGAGCACCCGGCGGTGTTCCCTGTCGCGCTGCCGGCGTTCCTGATGCAGGCGTATGGCGATGCCGGCGCGCTGGTCTACGAGCCGTTCTCCGGCGCGGGCACGACGATCCTGGCGGGGGAGCGGACGGGCTGCCGCGTCGCGGCGATGGAGCTCGCGCCGGGCTATGTCGATCTCGCGATTGCGCGGTGGCAGGCGCTGCACCCCAACCAGCCGGTGACGCTCGACGACGGCCGCAGCCACGCCGCAGTCGCGGCAGAGCGCGCGGAGATGATGGATGCCACCTGATCTGCAGATCACCCGCGTGCCGGTCGAGGCGCTGATCCCCTACGCCCGCAATGCACGCACTCATTCGGACAGCCAGGTCGCGCAGATCGCGGCGAGCATCCGCGAATTCGGCTGGACGAACCCGATCCTGGTGGATGGCGAGCGTGGCATCATCGCGGGCCATGGCCGGCTGCTGGCGGCGCGTAAGCTGGGCATGGCGGAGGTGCCGGTGATTGAACTCGGCCACCTCACGCCGGCGCAGCGTCGCGCCTACGTCCTGGCCGACAACAAGCTGGCGCTGAACGCAGGCTGGGACGAGGAGCTGCTCGGGCTGGAACTGGCAGAGCTTCGCGACCTCGGCTTCGATCTCAGCCTCACCGGCTTCGACACGGACGAGATCGGCAAGCTGCTGCTCGACGCCACGGACGGCCTGACGGATCCCGACGACGTGCCGGAGACGCCGACCACGCCGGTATCGCGCCTCGGCGATGTCTGGATCATGGGGCGCCATCGCCTTGCCTGCGGCGACAGCACGAAGCCGGCCGACGTGCAGCAGGCGCTTGGCGGTGAGCGCCTCGCCGACATGGCCTTCACCGACCCGCCCTACAACGTAGCCTACCAGGGCGGCACCGCGGCAAAGATGACGATCGCCAACGACGCGCTGGGCGCTGGCTTCCTGGACTTCCTCCGGCCCGCGCTCGCCAACCTGCTCTCGGTGACGAAGGGCGCCTGCTACGTCTGCATGTCCTCGTCCGAGTGGCCGACGCTGCACCGCGCCTGGCAGGAGGCCGGCGGCAAGTGGTCGAGCACCATCATCTGGGCGAAGAACACCTTCGCGCTGGGCCGCGCCGATTATCACCAGCAATTCGAAGCGATGCTCTACGGCTGGAAGGCTGGCGCGCTGCACTACTGGTGCGGCGCCCGCGACCAGGGGAACGTCTGGCATTTCGACAAGCCGGCGCGCAACGACCTGCATCCGACGATGAAGCCGGTGGCGCTGGTCGAGCGCGCGATCAACAACAGCAGCAGGCCGGGCGACACCGTGCTGGACCTGTTCGGCGGCTCTGGCACGACGATGATCGCTGCGGAGCGAGCGGACCGATGCGCTGCGCTGGTAGAAATCGACCCCGTCTATTGCGACGTGATCGTCCAGCGCTGGCAAGCGTTCACCGGTGAGCGCGCGGTACTGGAGGCGACCGGCGAGGACTTCGCCACCGTGTCCGCAGCGCGTCAGGTCGTGGAGCAGGCAGCATGACGAAGCTCATCGCCGCTCCTCCCCGGCTGGCTGCTCCTGGTGCGCGGCTCGCCAGCACAGCCACCTCCGGCACCGGCTTTGCCACCACCGATGGCCGCAGCGCCGCAGCGCGCGGCTACGACGGTGCGTGGCGTGCCCTGCGTCGCGAGGTGCTCAGCGCCACGCCGATCTGCGTGCTGTGCCGCCAGCGCCGTGCCACCGAGGTCGATCACATCGTCGCGTTCCGCGGCTTGCACGATCCGCTTCGCCTCGCGCGCAGCAATCTCCGCAGCGTGTGCAGACCGTGTCATCGCAGCCGCACCGCGCGGCAGAGCCACGGCGTCGGCTGACCGGCCGGGGGGGGGGAGGTGATCTCTGGGCGTCTCGCAGGACGGGACGGCATCCCCTCCCACGCAGGGATTTTTCCGCCTCCATAAAAAGCAAAGGACTGCCTTCGATGGACCCGCCTCGCCCCCGCGGCCGACCGCCGCACCAGCCGACCGAGCAGGCCCGCAAGACCGTCGAGGCGATGGCCGGCTTTGGCATCCCGCAGACCGACATCGCCCGCATCATCGGCGTCTCGCCCGAGACGCTCCGCCTGCACTACGGCGAGGAGCTCGACACCGGCGGGATCCGAGCCAACGCGGCGATCGCCAAGAACCTCTTTCGGATCGCCCAGGGCACCGGCCGCGAGGCGGTGACGGCTTGCATCTTCTGGCTCAAGGCCCGTGCCGGCTGGCGCGAGGCGCAGGGCGTCTCGGGTGAGGAGGCCGGCAAGAAGGCCCAGGCGGAACTGTTGGCCCGTGACGCGCCGCAGGGCACGCCCTGGGCCGAGCTGCTGAACTGAGCCTGGACCCGGGCCATGTGGGACCTCTCCCGCAGGGACTGGCAGGAGCGCATCCGCCGCGGCGCTTCGCTGATGCCCGACCTGCCGGGGCTGCACCAGGCCAACGCGGCCCGCGCCGTCGGGATCTTCGACAGGCTGCGCCTGCCCGACGTGCCCGGCCGCCCCGCCATGGCCGAGGCAGCCGGTCCCTGGATGCGCGAGATCGTGGCCGCGTTGTTCGGCTCCTGGGATGGCGCCGAGCGCCACATCCGCGAGGCCTTCATCGTCGTCCCCAAGAAGAACAGCAAGACCACCGGTGGCGCCGCCATCATGGTCACCGCGCTGCTGGTCAACCGCCGGCCCCGCGCCGAGTTCCTGATCGTCGCGCCGACCCAGGAAGTCGCCGACCTCGCCTTTCGCCAGGCCGTGGGGATGATCGAGTCCGACCCGGTACTGGCCGCCCTGTTCCATGTGCAGGAGCACCTCAAGAAGATCACCTACCGGTCCACCAGGGCGTTCCTGAAGGTGAAGTCTTTCGACCCGAAGATCGTCACCGGCACCAAGCCGGCCGGTGTGCTGCTGGACGAGCTGCATGTCATCGCCGAGGCGCACGACGCCGACCGGGTGATCGGCCAGCTGCGTGGCGGCCTGGTGTCGCAGCCCGAGGGGTTTCTGATCACCATCACCACGCAATCGGAACGCGCGCCGTCCGGCGTGTTTCTCTCGGAGCTGCGCAAGGCGCGGGCCGTGCGGGACGGCACGCTGGCGGCGCCGATCCTGCCGATCCTGTACGAGTTCCCGCCCGGGGTGGCGTGGGAGGACCCGGCGAACTGGCCGATGGTGACCCCGAACCAGGGGCGTTCCGTCAGCATCGAGCGGCTGATCCCGGACCATGAAGCGGCACGCGCCGCCGGGGATGCTGAGCTTAGGCGCTGGGCGTCGCAGCACCTGAATGTCGAGATCGGCGTGGCGCTGCTCGCCGATGCCTGGGCGGGCGCGGATTACTGGGAGACGCAGGCGGATCGCTCGATCACGCTGCAGACGCTGATCGCCCGCAGCGAGGTGGTGACGATCGGCGTGGACGGCGGCGGGCTGGACGACCTGCTGGGCCTGGCGGTGTTGGGACGGGAGCGCGACAGCGGCCGGTGGTTGGCCTGGTGCCGGGCCTGGGCGCACCCGGTGGTGCTGCGGCGGCGCCAGGGCGAGGCCGCCCGGCTGCGGGACTTCGCGGCGGATGGCGACCTCCGGCTGGTCGAGCGGATCGGCGATGACATGGAGGCGCTGGTGGGCATCGTGGCACAGGTCAGGGATGCGCGCCTGCTGCCGGAGAAGCACGGCATCGGGATCGACCCGGGGAACAGCCATGCGGTGGTGGATGCGCTGACGGCGGCGGGGTTCGCGCAGGAGCAGATGGCGGCGGTGTCGCAGGGCTGGCGGCTCGGCGGCGCGATCAAGCTGGCGGAGCGGCGGCTGGCGGAGGGAACGCTGTTGCATGGCGGCCAGCCGCTGATGGCCTGGTGTGTCGGCAACGCGAAGGTCGAGCCCCGCGGCAACGCGCTGCTGATCACCAAGCAGGCCAGCGGGACGGCGAAGATCGACCCGCTGATGGCGCTGTTCAACGCGGCGGAGCTGATGGCGCGCGCGCCGACTGCATTCCGCTCGTTCTACGACGACCCAGAGACGATGCGCATCGCTTTCGGCTGCTCGGTCCATCCGGCTGACGACGACGAGGACCGGGGGTGGAGGAGGGTGTGGTGAGACCCGCATGGCGCCGCCGTTCCGCTCACTGGGTCAGGACGCTCGAACCTGTGGTCCGGGCGTCAGGGATCCTGGTGGCGCTGCGCCTGCTGCTCACGCTGCTCGGCCTCACCAAGGGACGTGCTGCACTTCCATGAGGCGCGGCCCGCTCCGCGGCGCGATGGCGAGCCTATGCCGTCGACGGCCATGGCGGGCGGGCGGCTTTCGCATCCGCGACCCCAGCGACGAGGTGGTGAGCGTTCTGGACGTGGCCGGTTCCGCCACGACGGTGGAGGAGATCATCCAACGGGAGGCGCTCTGGACGATGACGCGACTCAGCCGGGATGGGCTGAATCTGACCTGGCGGAGCAGCGCCGACCCGCCCGGCGCCGCTGCTGCGCGAAGGCCGCCGCCGCCGCTGGCCAGTCGGCCGTCCCCGCAGCGCCGATGCTCTGCACGGGCGCGAGCACCAAACGCCCCCGGCCCCAATACGCGCCATCCAGCGTGGCGAGCCAGCCGGCAAGGCCCTGGCGCGTGAGCGCGTCGGCTGCCGCGGCGACCTCCCCCGTGGAGGGCGGCGTCGCCCGCCCCAGCGTGACGTGCCGGCCGTCCTGGCCGAGCACGATCCAGCGGCGTTCCCCGCGGGCGCTCATCGCACCCGCTCCGTGTCGCGGATCTGCGCCAGCAAATCGCCGAGCCGGCGGCGCGAGGTGCCCGCGCCCTCGATGCAGTAGGCGGGGCCGTAGTTCCCGTTGCCGCCCTGGCGCGCGCTGCGCAGCCAGTGCGCTTGGCTGAGGCGCGCGTGGTCCGCGAGGCCCTTGAGGTGGGTGATCGTGTCGCTCTGCTGCATCGTCCGTCTCCGTGCTGCGCCGCGGGTTGCCTCCGGCGTGACGGACGCTTCGCGCTGTGGTTCGGCACAGCCAACTCGCGAAAGCGCCGGGGATCGCGATGATCCCCGGCGTGTTCGATGATCCCTGCTGCTGTGGCTGGCGCGCGTCAGGCCGGCAGGTAGTAGATGGTGAAGGAGCCCTTCGCGCCCTCCTTGTTCGGCCCGACCTGACGGACCCGCTCCAGCACCTGCACCTCGATCCCCTGGCGCTTCTTGAGGCCGGCGAAGAAGCCGCGGACCGTGTGCTGCTGCCAGCCGGTGGTCTCCATGATCTGCGCGATGGTGGCGCCGTCCGGCCGGCGGAGCATCGCCAGCACCTGCTCCTGCTTGGTGCCCTCGCGCGGCTTGCGCGGCGCGCTGGGCTCGCGCGTGGCGCGGGCGGGCTTGCCGGCGAGCAGGGCGCGGAGGGCCGCCATCGGTCCCTCCAGGGCGCCGATGATGTCCGCCTCGCGGCTGCCCTCGTCATCCCAGGCGGCGAGCACCGCCGTGGCGGCGTCGCGCAGGCCGGCGCGCGGGGCGGGCGTGGGCGCGGCCTGGGCGGGTTCAGGTTCCGAGGCGCCCTCGCCCTGCGGCGCGGGCTCCTGGCCGCCCAGCGGCGCCGCGGGCGCGTCCTGCGCGGTGGTCTGCGCGGCGGGCTGCTCGTCCTCGCTCGCCGGCGCGGCCGGCTCGACGCCGATGGCCCGCAGGCCGTGGCCGGTGATCTTCAGGAGCACGCTTTCGCCCTCGACCATCCAGAGGGCGCTGGCGTCATCGGCGGGGCGCTGCTGCGTTGCGACGAGGCTCTGGCGCAGCAGCGCCTTCGCCACCTTTTGCCGGGCGCCGCCGGGCAGGCGCTCGGGCGGGAATGCCAGGCGCTCGGGATGCTGCGCGGCGGCGGTGAGGATTGCGCGCTGGGTGTCGGTGAGGCTCATCATCGGGGTCTCCGGTCCGCACCCGACCATCCGGGTGCTACCAGTCCGAGCCCCGCTGGGCAGGACCCGGTCGGGGCGGTGCGGGAGCGGCCCGCGTCAGGCGCTGTATTCGCCGCGCCGGAAATGCTGGTCGGCGATGTCCTTCAGCTTCGCGGTGGCGTCCGCCAGCCAGGCCGTCTCGCCCCAGAGCACCGTCTCCGGGTCCGCGCCGAAGTGGTCCGCGCTGGCCTGCTGCAACTCCGCGAGCAGGGCGTCGAACTCGGCCTTGTGCTTGAGGAAGGCGGCGAGGCTGCGCTCCTGGTTGCGCGCGGCGCGGGCTTCGGGGTCGGTCATCGTGCTCTCCGTCTGCGGCGCGGTGCTCCGCGCATGACGGACCATTCGCGCTGCGGCGGGGGCTGAGCCAAGCGTCATCGGCGCGACGGCGATTGCGATCTTCGAGGAAGCTGGATCACATTATGATCGCCACCGCGCAGCCGGGCAGGAGTTCGAGGCGGTGAGCGAGGCGGCGGTGCTGGCCGGTGCAA